TTGAATCTTGTAATTGCATTACTTTTTCTTGCAAAAGTTTAATGTTTTCTTCTAAATTTTTTATTTTTTGAGTATTAATTTTATCTCGTTTATAAAAATATGTGAATAGCGCAGATATTACAATAATTTCTGCGCCTATGTGGATCATATTTTGTTTGCTTAAACTCATTTTTTTATAATTGTATACCGTTTTAAATAGTTTTAAAAACTAGGATGAAAATTCCAACCTAATTCTTCGAATAAATCTTTACATATATCATCATGGAAACTTTTTCTATCAAGTGTTTTTAAAACGTTAAAGTCTTCTATTTTACAAGGATGTTTGTGTCTTTTTAATAACTGGAACAATACGTATTGAGAATTAATAAAACTCTTTCTAGTAATCTTTTTATCTACCTTATATTTTTTATCATACAGCGCAGATAATATATCAAAATCATCAATTAATTGTTGTTCTAAATGTGTTATGTCATCCAATCGTTTTCCTGTAATTTTATTGAATATTAAAAATACATCCTCGTAATGTTTAGTATGTCCAGTTTCTTTAAGGAATAAAAGTATATGTTCTTTTGTGACTTTTTGATAACGTTCTTCCTTGTTTAAAGTTGTATCTGGATTGACTAATTCGTGATTAGTTAACTCACGTTCTAAATCTTGGTATACTTTTTCGTTTATTGTACTATTCTGCTTACCTTGATATTGATTTATACAATCTCTGAAATGTATACGTCGTTCGTAAGTATATTTATTAGAAATATTTATCCTGTTTGTATCTTTGTAATTTGACGAATTTAATAAATAATCTTGTTGAGAACCACACTCCAAACAGATATAAGTTTTCGTATCTATTATGTCATAATTTTTTTTATTTTTACAAATATTGCAAATGTAATTTATTTTATTACTTTTTTTAGTATCTTTTTTGGTAATAAAGGCGGTTAAATTGCAATATTTAGTAGCAATTTCTAAATATCTCTTGATTAAATCATTTTTTTCTTTATTATCTACTGTAGATTTTCCTGTGAAACTAATTTTTATAGGATTTTTTAGAAGTGCTTTGTAGGTTTCCATTATAGGTGTTGACTCAATTATATAAAAATTATATGAAATTTTTTCTGATATATCATTAATTTTTTTATTTAATTCTTCTATTTCTTGTGATACTTTTGTTTTTAATTTTTCAGAAATATTATCATCAAAATATATTTTTTTTAAAGATTCTAGTTTATCAACATACTCATCATATTTTTTTTCTTCATTTTCAAAATAACATTTTATTTTATTATCTAATAAATATATATCTATATCTGAATTCATATTTTTCGTTATAAAAAAATATGAATTCTTTAACCCTATATTAAAAAAATAAAAATAAAAAATAAAACAATTTAAAAAAAATTTCTTGTTATTAATAAAAATGGCAACATCAATATGTACATCCAATTTAACATCCGGTTTTATCGATCTCGCTACTTATGACGAGCTTGAAAAGTATATGTATGGCGGTGCCGACGCTACCGCTTACTTTGTCCGTGAAGTCAGAAAATCCACTTGGTTCACTCAAGTCCCTGTATGTCTCTCACGTGCTTCTGGTAACCCAGCTTTTGGTGCCGACTGGTCTGTTTCTATCTCTCGTGCTGGTGATTATCTCCTCTACACTTGGCTCCGTGTTAACATTCCCGCAATTAACATTTGCTCAACCAATGCTACTCCCAATGTTTTCACTCAATGCGCAACCAACGTCGGTATCCGTTGGACTCAAAACCTTGGTCACAACCTTATCAAGGAATGCTGCATTTCTTTCAATGATCTTGTTGCTGCCCGTTTTGACAACTACCACCTTGATTTCTGGACTGCTTTCACTCTTCCTGAAGCCAAGAAGGTTGGTTACTACAATATGATTGGTAACATTCCTGCCCTTACTGGCGAAGGTCTTCCTCCTTTGAACTTCCTTCCTGCAGCTACCCTCAATATCCCTCTTCCTTTCTGGTTCTCTCGTGATTCTGGTGTTGCTCTCCCAACCGCTGCACTTCCTTATAATGAAATGAGAATTAACCTTACTTTCCGTCATTGGAATGAACTTCTCATCGCAGACGCTTATGATTCAGGCAATAATTGCTGGGCATCAAGCAATTTCTCTAACCCTCATGGCAACAACCCATCTGCTTTTGTTGGTGGTCAAACTGTTACCCTTAACGGAGAACCAACTCTTAGCACCAGTTCTGCTAATGTTTGGGCTAACTACGCTATTGTTTCCAATGACGAACGTAAACGTATGGCTTGTGCTCCTCGTGATATCCTTATTGAACAAGTTCAAACTGCAAGTGTTCAAAACTACGCACCTGCCACTAACAACCAACCCCAATACGATATTCGTTTCTCTCATGCTATCAAGGCGCTCTTCTTCTCAGTTCGTAACAACACTATTTCATCTGAATGGTCTAACTACACTGACTACACTTCCCTCCGTGGTAACGCTGGTGTTGTTGACGGTGCCCAAGTCCTCACTGCTACCGCCAATGATGTTCTCGTTCTTAACGCTGGTGCTGACCCCATTGAACACACCTCTCTTGTTTATGAAAACACCCAACGTCTTGCACAACAATTCTCTGATTACTACTCATTCGTTCAACCCTGGTACCATGCTCCTCGTATCCCTGATATCACTGGTTACCATATGTATTCTTACTCTCTTGATTTCTATTGCCTTGACCCTATGGGTTCTACTAACTACGGTAAGCTCACCAACGTATCCCTCATTCCCAAGGCTACTACTGAAGCTGCTAATCTTAACGGAATTGCATCTACTCCTTATATTGGCCCTGCACCCGAACCATCTTGTGCTGTTAAACAAACCTACGCTTTCATCACCACTGTTATCAACAACAACATCATCCGTATCAGTGGCGGTGCCCTCGGTTTCCCCATTCTGTAAATTATCAAAACAAACAAAAATATTTTTATTATACAAAAATTGTATAATAAAATTAATTTAGATTTTTGAATTTATTTTTTAAAATTTTTAGAGAATTATTTACCAATTTACTAAATTTAGTATCCCGTTTTTCATTTTTCATAATATAACAAAAGTAATCAATCACATCCCATTTTTCCAATTCTACTTTTTCATAAAATTCTAGATTTTTTTTATCTATTTCGCTATCGGGTTTTACTTTTAATGCCATTTTACAACCATATAATCCATCTATATATTTTCCTATATAATACGAAACTATACCAAGAATATGATACCGTTGATAATCGTATACATCTTTATCTACAAAAAGTAAACAATTGTTAGGATATTCCAATTCGCAAGCCCGTTTAATATACATATGTGCGCTATCAAAATCACCTAATGATTTATAAATTTGCGCTAACATACATAGTGGTTCTGCGCGTTTACTATGAGTATATGCTTTCAAAAAATAAGGTATTGCCATATATTGATCTAATCCTAGTTTTAATATACATTTACCTAAACGTAGATATGATTCAAATACTTCTTCATGAAATCCTTGTTGTGTAATTCTCACTTTATAATAGTCAATCGCATTTTCCATATCATTTAAACATTCATATGTCTGTGCAAGATAAAATGTAGTTCTTGAATCATTAGGATTTTTATCAAACTCATTTTGTAATAATATTTTATCTCTAATAAACCGTTTTTGACTTTTATCATCATCTTTAGTTCTATCTTGATATAGAATAATATGAGATACTTTTAATGGTTCTTTGTCTAACGTTTGATTGTCACAACTAATATACTCATGTACAACACCTTTATAGGTCCAAGATTTTCTTGGTTTAATTAATCTTACGTTCATATAAGTAGTAATTGCACCACTAAACCATTGTTGTCTTAACATAAAAGCATTTTTACTAGTATGTAGATGTTCTTTGCATAAATTAACAAGTTCTGAAGGAGATTTTAATTCATCATTCGTGTCTAACATTAATACATAATCAATATCTGTAAATTCATCACAAAATGACAATAGAACATTTCTGGATGTAGAAAAATCAATAAATTCTCCTGTTTTTAAACGTAAAAGCATATTATTATTTTCACACCATTCTTTAATTACATCAATAGTATTATCAGTACTTCCAGTATCATATATGATTACAGATTTACATACTGTTTTTATGGATTCAAGAGATACTGTAATACGTTTTTCTTCATTTTTACACATAATAGCGCACGAAATATGTAAATTATTGTTACTGCTCATTTTTTATAAAAATTAAATTGATATTTTTAAGTTAAAAATATAGAAAAAATTATAAATAGGATGGATACTTACAAATTGACTTCAACTGTTGAACTTGAACCAATGTATCTTCATTCAGGATTAAAGGATATTATTACTCGGAAATTGACAGAAAAGTACTGTAAAAAATGTACTCAAAAATACGGGTATGTCGTAGACTTGAAAGATGTAAACATAATTTCCAATAAAATTAGTAGAGTCAATTTAAACATTGAATTTACGGTAAGTTTTACATTAGAATGTTTTAATCCAAAAGAAGGTAAAGAGATTGAAACCAAAGCACTGTTTATAATTGAACATGGAATAATGGCTGATGAACATGGAATTCGTATTTTAATACCAAAAACAAGTTTTGAAGGACAATTCAAAGACGGAATCTTAAAAATTGGCGATAGACAAATTAAAAAAGGTGATACCATTAAAATAAAAATGGTGAACATAAAATACGAAAAACGTAATTTCAGTGTAATTGCAAATTTAATTTAATAAGCAAATTTGTTTATTAAATGTATTTAAAAAGACAAAAAATAAATTAAAATGGAAAGCATTCAAATTTTAAACGAATTCAAGAAAAATCTTGTATCATTTTTTGATGAACTTATTGACCAGTTCCCTGAAGAAGGAGATTTTGTATTAATTAGAATCTTAATTAATGATCAGCTTCCAGTTACTGAAGTTATGTCTTACTTTATCAAAGAAATTTTACCACATAGAGAACTTATCAAATCAAAAGATGAACGTATTTTTACTGAGTTAAATATTCTTCATTTTGGAATGGATAAGGGAAAACCAAATAGTATTAAAAAGGTTTGGAAATCTAACAAGGTTGATAAGGAAGATAGAGATGTTATTTGGAGATGGTTTGATTCATTCCTATTTTTAGTTGATAAATATCAAAAAAGTTTATAACTTAAATATAGAATTATAATTTATAAAAAAATGGTAGATACACCATACGTTTATAAATTAGTTGATTGGATAGATATTTTAAAAATAGATTATTGGGATTTTTTATCTATGAATCCACGTGCTATTAAATTTCTGGAAAAAAATTTTAAAAAGATAAATTGGAGATATTTATCAACGAATAAAAATGCGATAGAATTATTATATAAAAACAAAAAACATATTAATTCTTGTATTTACGAGAATGAAAATGCAGAATATTTAATTAAAAAAATCAAAATCGATTGGAATTTTGCAAGTAAATCACCTTTTATTGAAAGTATAATATTATCTGATAAAAACTGGAAACAAAAAGTAAATTGGGAATGTTTATCACAAAATTCATATGCAAAAAAATTTTTAGAAGAAAATTTAGACTTGGTTTCATGGGATTTACTATCATCTAATATGAGTATGATAAATGAAATTAAAAGTAATTTGAATAAAGCAGATTGGTTTTATTTATCAATGAATGAAAATGCTATGGATATATTGGAACAAAATCCAGATAAGATTGATATATACGGCTTGTGTCATAACCGAAATCCAAGGGCAATAAAAATTATTAGTGAAAATATAGATAAATTAGATATATATCATTGTTGGAATATATTATCTAGTAATCCATCAGCGTTACCTATATTAATTAACCATACAGATAAAATAAATTGGTATTTCTTTTCACAAATGGATATCAATGATAATTTGTTTGTAGATGTAATTAAAAACAATATGCATAAAATAAACATTAATGATTTATTGGGATCACCGTTGATTTTTGAAATTGATTATCAAGTAATTAGAGATAGATGCAATATTTATAAAGAAGAATTGATTAAAATTGTATGTCATCCATCGAATTATCATAAATTTGAAGATTTAGGATTTTTTTAAAAACGTTAAATATAAATAAATGAATGGTTTATTTATATTTCGTAGAGATTACAGAACTGTTGATAATTTAGCTTTACATGCTTTGTCAAAAGTATGCAAAACAATAATTCCTGTGTTTATTACAACACCAGAACAAACCGATAAAAACAAAAATGATTACTTTTCTGATAACTCATTTCAGTTTTTAGTTCAATCATTAAATGATTTAAATAAGCAAGTAAATAACAAATTAATTATACTTTATGGAAATAATTCTGACGTTATTGAGAATATTTTTAAACATAATAAAAACATTACTCATATTGCATTTAATGAAGATTATACACCTTATTCAAAAATTAGAGACCAAGAAATAATAGAAATTGCAGAAAATTATGATATTGAAACAATTATAAAAGAAGATTATACAATTTATGAAAGGGATAAAATTAGAACAGGTAAAATACCGTATTTCAGTGTATTCAAAGCATTTTATACAAAAGTATTAAAAATCAATAACCCCGTACTTGTAAGTGGTAAATATTCGTTTTCTAATAATTTAAAACTAGATAAAAAATATATTAAGTCTCTTAAATTTTTAGAAAAATTATATGTAAAAAATGATAATGTATTGGTAAAAGGAGGAAGAACTAACGCACTAAATATTTTAAAAAAGTTAAATCAGTTTAAAGATTATGATGTTACTAGGAACGACCCAAATATAAATACAACTTTACTTTCTGCATATATAAAATATGGATGTGTTAGTATTCGTGAGGTGTATTTAGATATGATAAAAAAAGTTGGTAAAGAAAACGAACTTACAAGACAATTGATATGGCACGATTTTTACGCGATATTGATGTATTATTTACCAGAATCTAAAACTATTGGTGGTAGTAATTTTAAAAATAAAAAAATAAATTGGGTAAATAATAAAAATTATTTTGAAAAATGGTGTAATGGGGAAACGGGTGTTCCTATTATTGATGCAGCAATGCGACAGTTAAATACCGTAGGATGGATGCATAACAGATGCAGATTATTGGTTTCAAATTATCTCACAATGGTACTTCAAATTGACTGGCATTTAGGTGAAAAGTATTTTGCAAAAAAGCTAATTGATTATGATGTTACAAGCAATAATTTGAATTGGCAATTCTCTACAGGAATTGGAACAGATCGTACACCATATACCAGAATATATAATCCCTATAAACAATCTAAAGATATAGATAAAAATTGTGATTATATTAAAAAATGGATACCAGAATTAAGGGACATAGATTGTAAGGTTATACATAAATGGGATGAGATGTATGATACTGTAGATGTTGATTACCCGTCTCCTATCAAAATTTAATATTATATAACGTTAAATCTACGGTAGTCATATCATCTTTAATACCATATTCTTGTTTATAGGTTTCAATTGTTCGTTTTAAAGTAGTTGTAGCACGACCACGAGACATTTTATTATTAAATTCTCCTTCAGATTTACAAAAATAATGATTTATATATGCAATATCCATATTTGGATTTTTGTTAAATGAATTACGTAATATGCGTCCATCTGTACTTCTTGTTCCTTTTAAAGTAATTGCGTCATGCGGGGTAGATGTTCTTATAAAATCTGATAGTTTTACTATTACTTTTATAAACTCGCTGCCTTTTGATTCTCTTGTTGTAAATCTCTTTGTTACATATTCAGGTCTATATTCTTTTTCACCATTAAATCCAAATAAATACCAATTTAAACATATAGCGCTATATGTAGAGCTATTACAATATTCATTTAAGAAATCAATAATAGACGGCTTATTATCTTTAAATAAATACTTTTTAAGAACAATGAACTCGTCGCAATCAATAAAAGCACACCATTTATATAATTTTCTGTATTCAGGGTTTGTGCCAAATGAGTTATAAACTTCAATTTGTTTTTTAGGTCCTGGGTAGTGTTTAACAAATACTTTTCCTGGATATTTTGAATTTATATTTTTTAGAGTAAATTCATCACTATTATCATATAAATAAATTGCATTAAATCCAATATGAAGATTATATTTAATCCATTCATCAATATATAAATCTTCGTATTTAGCTATAGCACATATACATGCAGTATTTGGTGGAGACAAAGATGTGGTTATAATAGATGGTTGAATAGTTGATTTTGTAATTAAATTTTTATTTGGTTTATGTATATTTCTAATGCGACTTTTCATATTTATAAATATAAAAGATGAAATATTGACATTTATTATAAAATAATATTGAATTTTTTATATAGTTATATATGCAAATATATATATAAAATGTATTCCACACCATTTGTAATGAAAATGAAAGATTGGGTGAATATGAATATTGACAAAATGGATATTGGAATTTTATTAAAAAAAGCTAATTCTGTTAAATTTTTAGAAGAAAATTTAGATAAAAGAAATGAATCTAAATGCATTTATATGTGTCAAAATCCAAACTCAATTCCTGTTTTAGAAAAAAATAAAGATATAATTTCTTGGTATCATTTATCTTCAAATACAGAAGCAATACATTTATTAAAACAAAATTTAGATAAAGTAAATTGGAGTCAATTATCTTGCAATTTTGAAGCTATTGATATACTTGAAAAAAATCAAAATAAAATTAGTTGGGGGCCGTTTTCTTGTCATAAAAGTTCTAAAGCAATTTCTATATTTAAAGAAAATTTAGAAAAAATTCTTTGGTGTTTTGCATCACAATCTAGTAGTGATGAAGCTGTTAGATTTCTAGAAGAAAATCAAGATAAAATTAATTGGGAAATATTATCAGGTAATAGAAATATTAATGCGATTCGTTTATTAGAACAAAATCCTGAAAAAATTAGTTGGTATTATTTATCAATGAATACATCAGCAATTCATTTATTAGAAAGAAATTTAGATAAAGTAGATTGGGGACTTTTATCTGCAAATCATAATGCAATTCGTATACTTGAACAAAACCAACATAGAATCGAATGGGATTTTTTATCCCAAAATGAAAATGCTATCCATTTACTAGAACAAAACCCAGATAGAATTGATTGGAAATACTTGTCTCTTAATCCATCTGCTATCCATTTATTAGAACAAAATCAAGATAAAATTGATTGGAAATATTTATCTTACAATCCTGCAATTTTTGAATATGATTATAAAATTATGAGTGATAGATGTGATATTTATAAACAAGAGTTAATGGAAAAGGTATGCCATCCATCAAATTATCATAAATTTGAAAGTTGGGGATTTTTTGATTGAGTTTTAAAAAGATGGTTATTTATTATTAAATGTTAATATCATTAGAACATTTAATAATAAAATATGACATAAATTTGAAAGGTATTTTACATGAATGTGAAGAAATATATAGTTATGATAAAATATTATGGGTAGAAGCAAGTAGAATTATGTAGGAATGTATTTGAAGGGATAAATATAGAAAATGCGGTTGTATCAGATGTTATTGAAGATGTAGTTTAATAACTACCAATCGTCTTCAATTTTTGATTTTGGTTTACATTCATATTATCATCCAGAAATTCATTATACACACGAAATTAATACAAGAACAAATATATTAAAACATATTATATCGAAATACAATATAGATTTTAACTTTTTAAATTTGGATATACAAGGCGCTGAATTAAAAGCATTAAAGGTATGTCTGAT